CAGACGAGCCGACTTGTTATGTATTCGGCGATGTATTCTTCAGCGATGAGGCCATTCAAAAGATAGTTGATACAGATACGGATGATATTGAATTTTTTGCATCGGCTCCGCCTTTTGCAAGGAATTATCCAAAGAACTACGCCGAGCCCTTTGCTTTCAAGGTAAAGAATCAAAAGCACTTCCGGGAAGCGATACATGAGATCAGGAGGCTTTGCGATGAAGGTGCATTCACAAGGCATCCAATATCTTGGGAGCTCTGGCAAGTCATCAAAGAGACTCGCATAAACTGGATAGATTTTTCAAATTATACAGTAATAAACGACTACTCATGTGATATCGACAATGAAACTCAAATAATGCAATGGAGATAAACGGAGGAATACAGATGAACACTGACAAAATGGAAATAAGGGCCTTTAATTTTGAGGTTAGAGCTGTCAATGATGAGGAGCGCGGGAATTATCTCGAAGGCACTCCGATCGTATATGATAGCTGGACCGATCTTGGATGGTATGACGAGATGATCGACAGAGGTGCCTTGAATGGCGCTGATCTTAGAGATGTAAGATTCTTGGTCAATCATAACACTGATATGATCCCGCTCGCTCGTTCAAGGAACAACAACGCAAACAGCACAATGCAGCTGATGGTTGATCCTGAGATCGGAATGAATATCAGGGTAAATCTTGATACAGAGAACAATTTTGATGCAAGAGCGCTTTATTCTGCTGTTGAGCGTGGAGACATTTCCGGAATGTCTTTCATGTTTAGAGTAGATAGCGATAAATGGGAAGATATTGAGAGCGAACATCCAAGGAGACATATCTTGGCGATCAGCCAGGTCATGGAAGTTTCAGCCGTTACCTTCCCGGCATATGAAGCAACATCCATTCAGGCTCGCGGCCTCGCTGATGCACTGGATAGTGCAAAAGCATCGCTGGATAGCGTAAAGGAAGAGAAGCGCAGAGTGGAAATGCAGAAAAAGAAAATCAAAATCTTATCGGAGGTATAAATCATGGAGATCAAAGAGATGACTATGGAAGAGCTTGAAGCTCGTAAAAATGCCATTGTTTCAGAAGTTGATAATGAGAACGCTGATCTTGACGCTCTTGAAGCCGAGATGAAATCTATCAAGGCAGAGGTTGAGGAAAGAAAAGCAGCCGAAGCACAGAAGGCGGAGATCAGAAAAGCAATTGCTGAAGGCGCCGGCACTGTTGTGAAAGAATTTAAGGAGGAAAGAAAAGAGATGAAAACAAATGAAGAGATCAGAGCTTCAAAGAAATATATCGATGCATTTGCAAGATATCTTGTAAGTGAAGATGACAGCGAGTGCAGAGCGCTCCTGACAACAGATGCATCCGGTGTTGTTCCCGTTCCTACAATCGTAGACGAGATCATCAGAACCGCATGGGATAACGACGACATCCTTTCAAGAGTAAGAAGAACATTCATCCGCGGAAATCTCAATGTTGCATTCGAGCTTTCAGCTGATGGAGCATATGTTCACGATGAAGGCACAACAGCGCCCACAGAGGAGAACCTTACTCTTGGAATCGTTACAATGATCCCTAAGAACATCAAGAAATGGATCCATGTATCTGATGAAGCGATCGCAATGGGCGGAGAGACACTTGTTCGCTACATTTACGACGAGCTCACATATCAGATCGTGAAGAAGCTTGCAGCTCTTGTTGTTGATGATGTAAAGAATGCGCCCACAAGTGCAACATCTTCAGCAGCTTCAGTTGCAAAGATCACAGAAGCTCCTTCAGTAACAACATTTGCAAACGCTTTTGCAAATCTTTCAGATGAGGCAGCAAATCCTGTTATCATCATGAATAAGCTTACATATGCAAACTTTGTTGCTGCACAGGCAGCAGGCAACTTTGCTTTTGATCCCTTCAGAGGCTTCCCTGTTGCATTCTCAAGCGAATATCCCGCATATGATAGCGCAGCAGCTAATGCGGTTTACGCATCAATCGGAGATCTTCGCGGTGTTCAGGTCAATTATCCTGAAGGCGATGGAATCGTTATCAAATATGATGACCTTTCAGAAGCAGAAGAAGATATGGTTAAGATCGTAGGCCGCCAGTATGCAGCTCACGCATTGACAGCATGCGGAAGATTCTGCAACATTGCAAAGCCTTCATCAACAACCTGATGAAAGTAAGACTTTTAAGAGATGCAAGGATAATTCATAAGGCTGGGGAGATCATAGATGTCTCCCCGGCTGAATTTAATTTCCTTGTGTCAGTTGGTTCCGCTGTTGAGGTAGCTGTCAAAATGCCTGACAAGATGGAAACCGCAGAAAAGATTGAGAAGGCTGATATCACAAAAAAACCCGAAAAAGTAACGGAGAAAAAGAGTAAAAAGAAATGAAGTTGATGATTGCTATTCCCACATATGACTATATGCATTTCCAATTTGTTCAATGCCTCACGAAACTGATCAGAAGGCTTGACGAGGACGGAATTGATTTTGAAGTCATATACCAGGGCGGAACCCTTGTCTATGTAGGCAGGGATAAGCTTGCAAAGATGGCGATTGATCAAGGATTTACACATATTCTCTGGCTCGATTCCGACATGATCTTTAACGAGGATCTTCTGGAAAATCTTATGCTTTCCGGAAAACCTTTTGTGACAGGAATCGCACACGCAAGAAGAGCTCCACATGTAAGCTGCATCTTTAAAGAGATATGGCCGGCTGTCGATAGATGGGAAGGTCATGATTATCCTAACGGAACCTTTAAGATCGGCGGATGTGGATTCGCTTGCGTTCTCATGGAAACGAAAGTTGCCGAGAAGGTATACACCATAAACGGAACTGCTTTCTTCCCGATGAAGGAGCTGGGAGAAGATCTTGCCTTTTGTAAAAGAGCAAGAGATGCCGGGATTGAATTATGGGCGGAGCCCAGAGTTTGGCTCGGTCACATTGGTCACATCACTGTATATCCTGAATATGAGGATTTATATGCAAATAGCATCATTGGCTTTAATGAGGTGAAAAAATGCTAACGAAAGTAAAACTTGCGCTCAGAATAACAACAGAATCATTCGACTCAGAGCTCTCAGATCTTATCGAAGCGGCAAAGATTGATCTTGGGATTGCCGGCGTAGATCTTCCGGTCACGACCGACAACGCTTTTGATGCGATCATTACCAGGGCGATAATAACATATTGCAAGATCCATTTTGGAGAGCCGGACGAGTATGACCGATTAAAGGCAAGTTACGACGAGCAAAAAGCGCAGCTTTCAATGGCGACGGGGTACACAACATGGATAGAAGCACAACAATAGATCTCATCAGTATAACGAAAACGCAGGACGCTTTTGGCGTTTGGAGACAATCTGAGAGTAAAAAGACTGTGTATGCCCAAGTTGACTCCGTTTCTATGTCTGAATTTTTTGAGGGCGGTCGAAACGGTTTAAACCCTGAACTTAAATTCACCGTGTTTTTTGGAGACTACAACGATGAGCCGATTGTGGTTTTCAATAATAATCGCTATTCGGTTTATAGAACTTATCACAGAAGGACCGACGAGGTGGAGCTTTATGTTGAGCGTAAAGGCGGCACAGTAACAGCTCCGACAACTACGGAGTGAGGTGATTTCTTTGAGCACAGCAAATTCAAGAATAAATCTCAAAGATGGGCTTGAAAGCGCAATAAGGCAATGCTTAGAAGAATATAGCGATGAGGTTATCCAAGTAACTGAGAAGGTTGTTCAAGAAGTTGCAAAGGAAGCTGCTCAGAAGCTAAGAAAAGAATCTCCGAGATCTCAGAGCGCGACTGAACACAGATATTCAAAAGGATGGACATATACGCTTGATAAAAAGCGATATAAGACCGGAGCCACTGTTTACGGCAAAAAGGGAACCTATAACCTTGCGCATCTTTTGGAGTTTGGTCATGTACTGCGAAGCGGAGGGCGACAAGTAGGAGAAACGAGAGCCATTGTTCACATCAAGACCGTTGAAGAATGGGCGATCAAGGAATTCGAGAACAGACTTAAGAAAAATCTTAACAGGGGGTAAAAATGACTCATAAAGAAATAGCGACGATGGTTGCATCCATCGGATATCCATATGCTTATTTTCAATTCCCTGAAGGAACGGCACAGCCTTGTCCTTATGTCGTGTTCTTTTTTGTTGAGACAGATGATCTTTATGCAGATGAGAGCAACTACCAGAGAATAGAAAGAATCAACGTCGAGCTTTACACAGACGAAAAAGATTTCAGTGCGGAGGCCGCTGTTGAAAGTGTACTTTCATCAAACGGCCTTACTTACTACAAAGAAGAGAATTATATTGAATCAGAGAAAATGTGGCAAATAGCTTATGAAATGGAGGTATTGATTAATGGCTAATAAAGTAAAATACGGCTTAAAAAATGTATATTACAGTGTAGCCACGATTGACGCTACAACAAACACAGCAACCTATGCAACTCCCGTTGCATGGCCCGGAGCTGTCAACCTTTCGCTTGACGCTGAAGGTGAGACAACCAAATTCAGAGCCGACAATATCGACTACTGGATCGGTCAGTCAAATAATGGATATTCAGGAGATTTTGAGTCCGCTCTTATCCCTGACTCATTCAGAAAGGACGTGCTCGGCGATATCTTAGACGACAACGGAGTGCTTGTCGAGGATGCCGGAGCAAAGACCGTCAACTTCGCACTTCTCTTCCAGTTTGAGGGAGATGCAAATGCGACAAGACATGTATTGTATAACTGCTCTGCAACAAGGCCCTCTGTTTCCGGTGCAACAACCGAGGAAGAGATCGAGCCTCAGACAGAGACTCTTGAGATCACAGCTGTGGCAATTCACAACGCTTCTCTTGATGCAGACGTTATCAAGGCACGTTGCAATGAGACAGATACGCCTTATACAAACTGGTTCTCGGCAGTTTATCAGCCTTCAGGCACGCCTGTGATCACAACTTAACAAATGGAGGGAGTAACATGTACAAAGAGATAAAAATCGGTGATATCACCATTCCTATGCTTGCCAACGGAGCAACACCAATAAGATACAAGATGATCTTTGGAAAAGATCTTATTTCAGAGTTTAACGAAGCTCAAAAAGATGCGGTCAAAGCCATGGACAGCCTTCCCGAGCTTGCCTTTATTATGGCGAAGGCAGCTGAAGCAAAAGAAGGCAAAGCTGATCTTAATTGCTTAAATCAGGATATATATGTGACATGGCTTGAGCAGTTTGGACCGATGGACATCCTTAACGCTTCCGATCAGATCGTAAACCTATATACGGGAAACATGGAGACTCGATCGGAACCTAAAAAAAAAGAAAAGAAAAACTGAAAGAGAATTAAATACACCGTTGTATATCTTAAGATGCATCCAGGGCGGACTTCGGTTGTCTGACCTGGATGTTCTTGATTATGGAGTTATCATTGATATTTTAACGGAATTGGACAACGACAGTTTTAAATATAAAGAAGTAGCTTCACAAGCCGATTTTGATAGATTTTAGGAGTAGCATATGGCAGCTGGCAGAATCAAAGGTATAACGATCGAAATAGATGGCGATAGCACCAAACTCGTCAAAGCGCTCTCCAACGTTGACAAGGCGATCAACAAAACACAGCAGAATTTGAGAGATATCGACAAGGCTCTTAAATTTAATCCGGGGAACACTGATCTTTTAAAAGATAAGCAAGTCGAGCTTGCAAATGCGATCGAAAACACCAAAAAGAAACTTGATACTGAAAAAGAAGCTCTTGCGCAGATGAAGAACACAGAAGGCTTCGATGCCAATTCTGAAGCTGCGCGAAATCTTCAGATCCAGATCGACCTTGACACTCAAGCACTCAGGGATCTTGAAGCGCAGGCAAGACAATCTTCTTCGGTTCTTGGAACACAGATGCAGCTTGCAGGCCAAGAGATCGAAAAAGTCGGCAATAAGATCAAAGGCGTAGGTGATAAGCTTGCCGGAATCGGTTCAAGTCTTACCGCAAAAGTAACAATGCCGATCGTGGGAGCTTTTGGCGCTTCTTTTAAGGCAGCAGTTGATTGGGAAACCGCTCTCACGGGCGTTCAAAAGACAGTAAACGCCACAGATGAAGAATATGCTCAACTTGCAAAGAACATCCAAAAGATGGCAACGGAGACAGCTTCTTCCAAGGAAGAGATCGCCGGAGTCATGGAGATATCAGGACAGCTCGGTGTTGAAGGCGTTGAAAATCTGACAAACTTCACCGAGACAATGATCATGCTCGGTGACACGACCAATCTGACAGCTGAAGAAGCTGCGACGAACCTCGCCAGATTTATGAATATCACGGGCGAGGAAACTGAAAACGTTGACAAGATAGGCTCCTCGATCGTTGAGCTTGGTAATAATTTCGCAACATCAGAATCCGAGATTGTTCAGATGGCCACACGTATGGCTTCAGCGGGAACCATTGCAGGATTGACATCAACGGATATCCTTGGACTTGCAACAGCCATGAGCTCGGTAGGCATACAAGCCGAAGCGGGCGGCACAGCGATGGCCCAGACACTTAAAACGATCTCTCAGTCCATAGCTGATTTTGAAAATGGTTCAACGGAAAACCTTGAATCGATCGCTAATATTGCGAACATGTCAGCCGAGGAATTTGCAAAAACATGGCAGAATGAACCGATGAAAGCTCTAGAAGCATTTATCGTCGGTTTAGGCTCTTTGGATGAAAAAGGAGAGAATGCGCTTCTTGTCCTTGACGAGCTCGGCCTTGGCGGAATCCGTCAGAGCAATATGCTCCAATCTCTTGCACTTGCTTCCGGACTCTTAGGAGATGCGGTTGATACATCTTCGAGAGCATACGAAGAAAACAATGCACTTGCTGCGGAAGCAGAGAAAAGATATGGCACAATGGCGGCCAAAATGAGCCAGCTAAAAGAACGCTTCAAAGATGTAGGAATAAGCATCGGAGAGATCCTGATGCCATATGTTGAGAAGCTTATGACAAAGATCGAGGGGCTTATTGAGAAATGGAACAGCCTCGATGAAGATCAGAAAAAAACGATCATAAAATTTGCAGCGATAGCCGCTGCGATCGGACCGGTTCTTTTGGTAATAGGAAAGCTCACATCAGGGATCGGAAGCACTGTGAGCGTATTTGGTAAAGCAGTCAAAGGAATAGGCTCATTTATATCAAGTGCGGGCGGAATCTCCGGCGTTCTTAGCGCGATAGCAAGCCCCGTCGGCATTGTTATAGCTGCGATCGCTGCCTTAACGGCTGCATTTATATATCTTTATAACACAAACGAAGATTTTAGAAATGCGGTCCAGAATGCCTTTGCGAATATGAGCCCGGCGATCGAGAAAGTTAAGGAAGCACTTTCAAAACTTGGTCAGGCTTTTGGGGATCTGATGACAACGCTTGAGCCCGTATTTGAAGCAATCTTCATGCTCATTGCCGGAGTAGCTTCCGGAATAGCTAACGCAGCAGGCCCGATCATTGACGTGATCACCAACATCATCGAGTTTATTAGCAACATAATCCATGCATTCATCGCATTGCTTCAGGGCGATCTTGAAGGAGCAGCAAATTATTTCCTTGCAGCCATTCAAAACTGGCTCAATGGAATGCTTGCATTTATACAGGCTCATATTGCATATGTTACGGGCTTCTTTAGCGCCTTTGGAATAAATCTTGAAGAGATATTCAGAAATATATGGACCGGAATCCAGCTTATCGTGCTTAACGCGATCAATGCGATAAAAACAACGATATTCACGATATGGAATGCGATCAAGACATGGATAACAACAACACTTACAAATATAAAGCTCAAGTTTGAAGAGATCTTCGACAAGATCAAGACAGGAGTCAAGGAACGAATCGACGCTGTTAAGAGCACGATCGTCAACGGCATAGAGGCAGCAGTTGATTATATCAGAGAGCTTCCCGGAAAGTTCTATAACTGGGGCAAGGAAATGATCCAGAATCTCATTGATGGAATCCAGAAGAAGATCGATGCGCTTAGAACAAAGATCTCAGAGGTTGCGGGATTGATCTCAAGTTATATCCATTTCTCAGAGCCGGATGTGGGTCCTCTTTCGGATTTCCACACATACATGCCTGACATGATGGATATGATCGCAAATGGAATCAGCCAGGGGATCCCGAAGGTTGCGGAAGCAATGAACGGACTTGCTCAGACGATGGTTCCGCAGGCAGGCGGACAGATGTTGTCAGGACCTACAACAAACACATTCAATATAAATATCTACGGCGCTCAGGGTCAGGATATCGGTGAGCTTGCCGATGTGATCGAGCAGAGGATCACAAATAACATAGTAAGGAGAGGAGTTGCATTCGGATGAGGCACTATCTAACTTTTAACGGTAGAAGCACTTTTGACTTTGGAATATTCATCTCAGGCGAAAGCACATACTCAGCTCCTGAGAGAAATGTAACAACGCAGGAGGTTGCCGGAAGAAACGGCAATCTCCTTTTTGATCTGGGAAACTTCAAAAATATAACCGTTAAATATCCGGCTTATATTACAGAAAATCTTCCCTCCAAAATCAGAGATTTTTTAAACTTTGCCGGATCCCAGATCGGTTATCAGAGACTTGAAGATTCATATCATCCCTATGAGTTTAGAATGGGAAGGTTTAAATCAAATCCGAACATCGAAACACGCGGATATATGAACAGGTCAGGCAAATTCACGCTCGAATTTGATTGTAAGCCGCAGCGCTTTTTGAAAAGCGGAGAGGAAACGATCGAGATCTTAACGTTAGGAGCGGTATTCAATCGGACGGAGTTTGCTTCAAAGCCAATGCTTAGAGTATATGGTACAGGAGCCGGAACAGTAGGGATTGGCTCAGAAACTATAACGATAAGCTCAATAAGCACATATGTGGACATTGATTGCGAGATCATGGATGCATATAAGGGAGCTACGAATTGCAATAAGGACGTTTCATTCACAGGTGAGATCACATTGAATCCCGGAACAACTAACGTTGCATTGACGGGGAATCTTACCAAGATAGAAATTACGCCGAGGTGGTTTATCATATGATTCCTATACTTTACGAAGGAACTGAATCAACATTCACATCAAACGGCCTCGGAAGGCTGTCTGATGCGGTCAGCTGCAAGGTCACAGAAGAGAGGAATGGCATCTATGAGCTTGAGATGACTTACCCGATCACCGGGATCCATTTCTCAGATATTCAGGAAGGAAGGATCATTCTTGCGCAGCCTCATGACGGAGGGCTTACGGAACCATTTGATATTTATAGGATCGAAAAACCTATAAACGGCATCTGTACCATAAAAGCGGAACATATATCTTACAGGCTTAACGGGATCACAGTCATGCCTTTCACGGCCGGAACGATTCAGGAGCTTTTTTCAACGATTCCGAGCAAATCGGCGACAACGAATCCTTTTTCATTTACAACAGATCTCACAAGTACAGTTGGATATACTGTTGCGGTTCCGACAGCTATAAGGGAAATGCTCGGAGGATATTCCGATTCTGTTCTTGACGTATATGGAACGGGAGATCTTGAGTTCTCGCGTTTTAACGTCATCTTGCATCAGAATAGGGGATCCGATAACGGCGTAACGCTCCGATATGGAAAGAATATAACGGATATAAAAGACGTTATCGATATGACAGAGGTTTACACCGGAATAGTTCCGTTTTGGACAGATGGCGATTCGGTCATGACGCTTCCTGAAAAGGCGATAATGTCAGCGCATGCAAGTGATTATCCGTTTTATATCGTTAAGCCTGTTGACCTATCGGGAGACTTTGCGGAAGCTCCTACGGAGTCAGATCTTAGAAGTGCGGCAAATGCTTACATTTCATCCAATGAAGGCTGGAAGCTTAACAATAACATCACCGTTTCTTTTGTGGCTTTATGGAACACGGAAGAATACAAGCACATAGCATCGCTTGAAAGAGTGAAGATGTGCGATGTGGTCCATGTCTTATATGAACCTTTAGGAATAGACTTCACGACAAAGGTTGTAAGAACTGACTACAACGTTCTTCAGGAAAGATATAACGCGATAACACTGGGAGATACTTATTACAGCCTTAACAATTATTTTGACGGAGAGATCAACAACGCGGAGCAAGAACAGACTACTCACATGGAGAAAGCGATCGCCAGAGCAACAAAGCTCATCCAGGGCGGGCTCGGCGGTCATGTTGTTTTTAATACAAACGCGGACGGTGAGCCGCAAGAGATCCTTATCATGGACACTGACGACATCTCCACGGCGGTCAATGTCATCCGTATGAATCTTAACGGCATCGGCTTCTCAACGTCAGGATATAACGGACCTTTTACAACGGCGTGGACAATAGATGGGCATTTTGTAGCCGACTTCATTGATACCGGAACACTTAACGCCAACATAATAAAAGCCGGTGTTCTTCAGGATGAAAATGCAAACACGACTTTTAATCTGGCAACGGGAGCTCTCTCGTCGAAGAATCTGACGATCACTTCCACATATTTTACACTTGCGAATGATGGAAAGATCACATCGATCACATCGGACGGAAGAAAGCTCGTTCTTGATAAAGGAACCATCACGGGCTATAAGACCGATGGAACACAGTCGGCAGCTCTTGAGATCGGCAACGGGTATTTTAACATTGTCGGAAAGCTCGCGCTCAATGGAGTCGTTGGCGTGAGCGGAGCTACTTCGTTCGTTAAAAGCATAAGCTACGACAGCGCTTCCCTTGGTCATATATTAACAGGATATACTGGCGGATCAAAGAATATTGTGACAGATGCCTCATTATCTAGCAGTACAGGATACAATAATGTGCAATTTTCTGTCTCCGGAAATGTACCATCTGGAGGCGGATATGTAACACTTAATGGATCTGCTTACATTCCCGATTCACAATATTCATTAAGCAAATCCACCGATAGAATAGATTATGCGTTCAATCTTATGCAACAAGATATTTCATACTCAAAAGCAGTCTCGGCAAGTAACGGAGCGATCAACTCCGCTGACGGTTTAATTCAATCAATCTCTTAAGGAGGGAGCACATGTACAAGGAAACCAAATCGAAAATATTAACAGGAACGATTCAGCTTGAAAGCACAACAGCGGTGAGCATGTATGCGCAGAAGTCAGAAGAAGGAACGGTCCAGATGAATATCAACATCCAGTCACCTACATTATACGAAGCATACAAAGAGGAATGCGACGAGAATATACAGACATTTAAGGCTCATGTGGAGGATCTTTGATGGAGAAGATATCGTCAACGGTTCCCATGACAATAATATGCTCAAAGGCCACGGAGGACATCAAAAAGACGCTCATAGAAGTGCAAAAAGAGCATGATCTTCCCGCCGATCTTATGTGCATGATCCTTCGGGATGTGAGCGCATATTTTGAACGCGAGAGGGCCAATGATTACACGAATGCGATCGTTCAACAGATGGCTTCGATCGAGGAGCTAAAGAAAGAAAACGAGGCACTAAAGCAAACAAGTCAACTCTTTGATAGTTTGGAGGGCTCAAATGATAACACAATCGATCAATCTTAATCTAATCCCCGGACAAGTGCTTCCGCGGGTAAATGTCAGCCAGTACGATTCCGGAACAAGGACTCTTCACATGGCTATCTATAACGGCAATCAGGCTTTCAGTGTGCCGAGCGGAGTGACGGGAGTTGTTCAGGGAACAAAACCCGATAGAATGGGCTTTCAATATGCGGCAACAGTTACAGCCGGATCCAATATCGCCGAGATCGACATCACGCAGCAGATGACAGCGGTGAGCGGTGAAGTTCCTTGTGAGCTCGTTCTTTCCCAGGGCGATGACAGGATCGCGACCGTCAACTTCATCATCTTTGTTGAGCCCGCGGCGCTTGCTGATGACACGATCATATCTGAGACAGAGCTTCCTTTGATAGAAGAGGCAGCAGAGCTTGCCGAGCAGATCCAGGGAATAATCGCCCAGATAGATGCGGACGCGGACAGAGCGGAAGGCTACGCAGTCGGAACAAAAGACGGTCAGCCTGTTCCTTCAACAGATCCCACATATAACAACAACGCCAAGTATTACGCTGACGAGGCAGCAGCTTCAGCTGCAAGTGTTGGAACTCTTGCGGAAGATGCAGAGGCTTGGGCTGTTGGTGAGCGTGGCGGTGTTCCTGTCACAAGCGGCGATCCAACATATCACAATAACTCTGAATATTACGCCGGCACCGCAGGAGATAGCGCGACAGCTGCAAGCAGTAGCGAGTTAAATGCAGCCTCAAGTGAAGAAAATGCAGAGGCTTGGGCTGTTGGTGAGCGCGGTGGAACTCCTGTCTCAAGCGGAGATACAACATATCACAATAACGCGAAATATTACGCCGGAGAAGCAAGCACAAGCGCAACAAATGCCGGAACAAGCGAATCCAATGCTTCCGGAAGCGCAAGCGCAGCTGCTCAGAGCGAAGAAGATGCAGAGGCTTGGGCTGTTGGTGAGCGAAACGGAACCCCGGTTCCTTCGACAGATCCAACATATCACAACAACGCCAAGTATTACGCTCAAACGATCGGAGTGCCGGCGATCTCCACTCTTTCAGATGTAACGCTTACATCCTTGGCAGATGGAGACTTTTTGCAATACAATTCCAATTCATCGAAATGGGAAAACGTAAGCGGAGACAATGCAAAAGTAGATAAGACAGACGTTGCTCCTGTTGAAGAATCATCCACAGCTTCTCAGGGTTATTCCATCGGAGATCAGTTTTACTATAACAATATCCTTTACACTGCGACAGCTGCGATCTCCCAGAACGGAACGATCACTCCGGGAACAAACTGCGATCCTTCAAACGATCTCACGGATCAGATCGAAGCGAAAGATGATAAGCCCGTGGAGCTTGTTCAGACGTTGGCAGCAGGTAGCACACAGGTGACTTTCACAAATGCAGCAATAACGGCAAACTGCAATGTTCAGATAATGACCAATCAGGCTGGTCTCAACTGGACCGCGATAGATGACAGCACACTCGGAACTCTTATCATTACATTCCCGGCACAGAGCAGCCCTGTGAGCGTTAAGTTGATTATAAGGGGGTGAGGTGAATGTTTAGTGAATCTGTAAAAAAAAGCGTTGATTTGATAAATATCCCATATTCAAATTTTGCATGGGATAACGACAATAAAATGTATAAAGCTGACTTGCCAAATATCAATGGCTCGCTTGTCGGTTTTATTATAAAAGCTAATAACGGCGCTGCGGTATTGGGAGCGTTTGTGAATACATCAAATAAAGTTTGTGTTTTTGGAGTGATTCCAAAAACAATGATCAGTATTGATTCATCTTATACGTTTACATGTACCGCAGTAATTAGCTAAAGAAAGGAGCATAATATGGCGTTTTTTCCTAGTTGCAAAATTGGGGGGGGTACAGAAGAAGTAAACCTCGGAATCTCGGGCGTTTCGTGCTATAAAAGCGGCGATGTGATTCAGCTTGTTATAAATAAACAAGTTAGTGAAAGTACAGGAAATAAATGGCTTACGCTTGGAATATTACCACAAGAACTCCGTCCAAAAACTCAGTTAAACGGATGCGGATATGATAACAGCGTATCCAGTTACGAGGCCGCAAAAGTAATTGCATATAGGATTTTGGCATCAGACGGAAGTATATCTTTTTATGTATTTAACGATCATAAGGCGTTCGATTTTAGAGCAGTAGTGACATATTTAATTTAAAGAAAGGAGCTTTATATGCCATATTACGAAAGTATGTTCGGGGGGGGTGATTACTCCACAACCGAGCAAAAGACTGGGCTTAAATGGATAGACGGCAAAGACATATATAGAAAAGTGATTGATTTTGGTGCTTTGCCGAATGCGACATATAAAAATGTACAACATGGAATATCAAATCTTGATACTGTTGTGAGACAATTCGGTTTTACAAATATCAATGGAACAATTTTGCCGATTCCCGCAGCAAATCCAGATCCTCAATATTCTATGACGCTGCAAACGACATCAAGCATTGTCACTGTTATGACGGGAACAAATAGAACATCATACAATGCAACTATAATCTTGGAATAAACAAAATCGAGTTAACGAAAGAGAGGATAAAAGTATGCCATATTTTGAAAGTGGGGGGGTACCATAACCACTCCGAATATAAATCCGATAACTGGGGCAACTGTACGAATAAAAAGAATCGGTCAAATTGTGACTCTTACAGTTGTTTATACACCAACAGCGCAAGGTTTTATCAATTTGGCGACAGACATGCCTAAAACAGCGGTCAATCCATTTTATGCTCTTGGAATAACTTCCGGAGGTGTTCTTGCCGCAAGCTGGATAAATGTTGATGAAACTGGAGTCTTAAAAATATATGCAAATACAGCAGATCTGAACAAACAACTATTATTTTCAATGACATACGTAGCAAAAAATTAAAAAAAGAGAGGAGAACAAAATGACCTATTTCGTTTTAGAGGCAACCACAACAGATCAGGGAACAGCTAAACTTGTAACAGAAAAAGAGACATTAAATGAAGGAATCATGCTCTTTCACCAAGTCATGGCAGCTGCGAGAGCAAATGAAAACGTGATCGAAGCTCTTTGCATCGTAGTAAATAGTAAAGGCGGAATCGAGAAAAATGAACACTATCAGACTTATGAAGAGGAGCCTGAAGTCATAGAAGAATAAGAGGGCAAGAGATGAAAAGATTTATTGAAGCTATGATCAGTTTAATAGGAGCAGCGATCACGACACTTTTTGGAGGATGGAGCACCGGATTGAAAACGTTGATCATATTCATGGTGATAGATTATCTCACTGGGATGATCGTCGCAGCAGTATTCAAAAAATCTCCCAAGAGTGAAGGCGGAGCGTTATCGAGTAAAGTAGGATGGAAGGGTCTTAGCAAAAAAGCAATGACTCTTCTTTTTGTTTTGATCGCTTACAGATTGGATGTCCTGATCGGCACCAACTACATCCGTGACGCTGTTGTGATCGGGTACTGTGTCAATGAAGTGCTTTCAATAACAGAAAACGCTCTGATTATGGGCGTTCCTTTGCCTAAAGTGATAAAAAACGCAATTGATATTCTTTCCGAGAAAGAGGATGAGAGCAATGAGTGAAGTCTTTGGAATTGATGTCAGCCATTATCAGCTTGATATCGACTGGAAACAGGTCGCGGATTCCGGCAAAAAGTTCGCTATCATGAAATGCATGTATGAGGCACAGTCTCACAGGATTGATGAGTATTTTGAAAATAACTATCGCAAATGTGGGATTTATGGCTTATCAAGGGGCGTTTATATCTTTATCGGAAGATCCTCGATAAACAATCCGGAAGCTGATGCAAAGGCTCTTTTGGGTCACCTTGCTGACAGACCTCTTGAATATGGCATATGGCTCGATTATGAGTCTGAGTTCCTTAGAAAAGAGGGAAAGCAAAAGATCCAGTCAATGACAGAGCTTTATGCAAATGCATTCAGATCGGCGGGGGATCATGTCGGGATCTATTGCAATAAAGACTGGTATGATAACGTCATTCCGGATCCTTTAAAGGATGATTTTGACTTCTGGATTGCCAGATATCCAAGGAACGACATCGGAGCATATAATCCAAGATCATCCTTAAAGCCATCATATAAGAGCGCGGTTGCTTGGCAATATTCCAGCAAGGGCATTGTGCCCGGAATAAAAAACAAGGTTGACCTTGATGTTGATTTTGATGGTGTTGTCAATCTCATAGGTGCGACACCATATAAAAAGACCAATGAGGAGATTGCTCAGGAAGTCATTGAGGGTAAGTGGGGCACTCAGAATGATAATCCATCCAGAGAGAAGCTCCTGACGATGGCCGGATATGATTATCAGGCGATCAGAAAATTGGTGAATGCATATTATCGGAATATAAAAAACTAATAAGTATTATGTCGGAACTTTCGTGTCAACTTTCGTGTCAACTTCGTGTCAACTTTCAAAATTTTTATATGATTTTTGAAGTTTAAAAAATAAACTTTATACATCAAAAAATAAATAAAAAAATCAGCAACCAAGCGGGTTTGGAACCACAAAAGACTTGGTTGCTGAAATTATCGAAAAAGCGGAGTTGAGGGGATTTGAACCCGTCTGCATTATTGAATAAATATAGTATTCATGCGGGTTTTGGAAATTCGTGTCAACTTTCGTGTCAACCATCTTGTCAACTTCCGAATAGCTCTTTCCCATATTCATTCATTATTGACTCATTAAATTGATCCTGATAGGCTGTAAGCTTTTCCTTGAAAGGTTTATCGTATACACTTGAGAGGATCGGAGAGCCTGAGCGCCAGCCACCGATTTTTTCGACATATTTGCGGGGCATTGCATCAGATCTCAATGAAGCAGCGAATTTTCTGAGGTCATGGAATCGGCAGCTCACATTGACTATTTTTCTGAGCTGTCCAAATTTCTTTGTGATCATATTTGGGTTAGTTTTTATTAGCAGCTCATCCGGATCAATATCAGGGATCAGTTTCATGATGTCCGAGCCTATTTTAATAAGTCTGACTGAATCTTTTGTCTTTGGAAAATCCTTGAGGATCCATTTCCCATTTTTATCCTTTACCATTCCTCTATGAATGTATATGCATTGCATATCCCTTAATATATCTGCGCCTTTAATTCCGCAAATCTCACTGCGTCTGAGTGTATAAAGACCACTAAGAACAAGAATAAGCTTTTCTTCAGGAGACCGCGCAGCAGATAAAAGCCTGTGAAATTCATTTTGTTCAGGGGGCAGCAGTTCTTTTGGTTTATTTTGAGGAAAACGAAGCGTGTACTTCTTTTCTATCCCGGCAAGGTTTAAAGCTGGAATTAAAAAATAAATTCTGTTTTTTATGGTTTTAGCTGAAACATCCAAAGCCCAGCTATTTATTATAGTTTGCAATGTTCTCGATGAGATATCTTGAATATCCATATCCAAAATATCAGCGAAATATGTATACATTCTATCGTAACCGGCTATTGTGGACGCAGACAATATGTTCGACCTGTCTGCAATATAATCTTGAATGGCCTTTCGTACCGTTGTAACTTCTTGCTCATATTCAACATTATTCATCCAATTTCTGGCTAATAACTCAGACTTATTCTTTGCCATATTATTCTGCGTTTTTTTTGGATTCCCCGGGAATTCATTTGGGCTGACAGTAAAGGATTTTGTAACCTTTTTTCCGTCAATAACTTTTGTTGCTCTTGTCCGCCAAGATCCTGAGTCCAACATTTGTGCACTTGCCATATAATCACATCCTTTCCATTTTATCATCGTCTCCATAACCAAGGAGCCAAGCAGGATCCACATCGGTCAGATCGGTGATCCTTACAACGGTATCAACGTTAGGAATCCGAGTTCCATCAAGGTATCGGCATATTGATGATTCTGAGATTCCCGTCAGCTTTGAAAATTCTTTTTGATTATAGCCGAGATCTGCAAGCAAGATTCTGAGTCTTTTGTCGATTGAACTTTTCCTCATTTTTCTTGTCCTTTCTCCAATTTTTTTTGGTTCTTTCAAAATACCATCAAATTATCATTTTGTCAATCAGAAAAGCAAAAGAAAACCAGAGATTATTTTCTCTGGTTTAATAATTTCGCATAATGCCGAATGCGTTTATCAATTTCAGCTCTTTGTTGGTGGAGCCTAGCAAGCTCGTCCATGATAGCTTTTTTCTCATCAATAAAATTTTCGAGTTCCTCACAGGGCTCCCATCCAAAGATCTGATTGGGCGAGATATCATATAAATTGCATAGTTCTTGGAGCATATCGACATGAGGACTGATGGTTCCTTTTTCCCAATTGGCGATTGTGTTCGGAACACATCCGATTCTTGATGCAACCTCTTTTATACTATAACCTCTTAGAAGCCGCATATTTTTGAGGTTTTCTGATAATGTACTCATATTTTTACCTTTTCAGTCAAAAATTAAAAATGCAATACAAAAATAATTTTGACAAAGAAATTTTATCAGAATAATACTGGGGCCACAAGGAAAACACACGTTATTATGATAAAAACTTGTTGACAGCGCAATTATTTGATGAAACAATATAACTACATCGCGTTTGAAATTTAATTTCGAAAGGGGGTTCAAAAAATTGCAAGTTCAAACCAAAATTGCAGAATATTTAGCCAATAATGGCATTAAAAAGTGCCATGTGGCAAAAAAGGCAGGGATCAAAGACTACAGATTCAGCCTGATCATCCACAATCGCACAGCAATGAGGGCGGATGAATTTGAGGCGATCTGTATGGCCTTGGGAGTAAGTCCTGAATTATTTATGCAATGTAAAGCTGAATAGGAGGAGAGAGCAAAAAATGAGACGGGTTAAAGTCCGATGTCGCTCATGGGGAACATTTAAAAGCTTATGGGAGAGAGCTTTTAAAGATGGGTTAATTCGGCAAACAATTGTATTTTTCTTATGTATGGGGGGTATTTCATCGGCGTTTCTAAGCCAATCAATCAGCATATATGCCATCGAGCAGAGTCAAGTCGCTGAGGATGAAATCCCAAAGGATTTAAAAAAATATTTTGATGATGTTGGCCAAGAGTTTTGTATTTGTCCGGAGCTTCTTGAGGCAATAGCCTGGCACGAGTCGCGTTTCGTTCCGGATGTCAAAAACGGCAATCATTATGGCCTTATGCAGGTCAATGTCAAGATCCACAAGGATCGCATCAAAAAATATGGATGGGCAGCAGATGACATGCTGGATCCATATAAGAATATCGTTGTCGCAGCTGATTATCTTTCCGAGCTCTTTGAAATGTTCGAGGGAGATAATTATATGGTCCTTTTGCACTATTCCGCAGGATGGAAGGCCGTCAGACGATATAAACGATATGGAGTAATAACTGAATATGTTGAGGAAATATTGACCAGGAGTGAGGAATATGAGCAGATACATGGCAAAAAAAGAGACCATGCTGACACATGATCCCTTTTCGACGGAAAAATCTTTACTTTGGCAAGTGCATGATTTTCCGTCCTCATTGTATCAAAAAAGAGGGCAGATTAAAAGTTCTTTTTCAGTCTGTTCAAGACATTCCACTCACAGCATAAATCTGAGCAGTCTGTGAGTGCTTATATTCTCCATTTTCAATTGAATAACTAAGAGGTGTGGAGCATGAGAAAGACAAAGACTAAGACCAAAAAAGGGATCTTATTTGAGTCTGAGATCTCAAAATATATGATCCTTCAGAAGATCACATCAAAGGAAGCACTTAGAGCACATACAACAGTTGGATCCAGCTGCACGATGCTTAAATACTTCAAGGATCCTGAGAGGATCCCTTTGGGAATAATGTCGGAGATATTTGAGGCGTTAAAAGTTCCCAAGGAAGAGCAGATCAAGATCGTCACAATGCTTGTAGTAGAAAAATGAACATAAAAAAATGAGCTGCTGCAACAGCTCATTTTCGGGGGATTGAGTATAATACACAATCGCCATGTATTGGATTGGAAGATAACTTCCGGTGATATTATACCATAATCCCTTTGCCAGTCGCAAATAAAAAGGATCTGAGCGGCCTTTTTAGGAGCGATTAAAATATTAAACTTATTCACATTCTGACAGGTAAATAAAAAATATGACAAGGGAGTCAGGTATAAATGTATCTTAATAAAATTCAGATCGCGGGAGAGTATGCGCTCATTTGCAACTACACTCCCAGATTCTTTGGAGCTCCCGCAAGGAAAAGGAGAGCAAAGTTGAAAGAGACTCCAAAGGCAATGGCTAAGTATAACAACCATAAGAGAGCCGAGAAGCTTCAGCTCCTCATGATCTTAAACTTCGATAAGGGCTATCATATAACGCTTGATTATCCAAAAGACCAAAGGCCCGAGACATATGAGGAAGCGGAAAAGAATCTCATGAGATGCCTTTATAAGATCTCAAGAAGGCTCAAGAGGCAAAATAAAAAATTCAAATACATAGCAATAACGGAGAGAGGCAAGATCAGAGAGGCTTTGCACCATCACATGGTAATTGAGAAGGATCCTTTTCTCCTTGAAGAGCTCACATCCATCTGGGGGAATCATATCAAGATCTCTCAGATGTATGAAGAGGGAGCTTATAAAGACCTTGCGGAATACTTTTGCAAGATAGAGACAAAGGAAGAGCAGACCAAAGGACGGAGCAAATATCACAGATCAAGGAACCTGAAAGAGCCGGAAGTCAAGTCGAGGATCGTTGCGGGTCCATTAAAGGATGAGCCGATTGTTCCGCAAGGCTATGAGCTGATAAGGGATTCTGTTGTAAACGGCTTCAATGAATTTGCCGGGATAAGATTTCAGCGTTACATGATCAGGAGAGCCGAAAGCACCAAAGAGATAAGTGCCAAAAAAGGGCGCAAAAGGTGCAGGTTTTGGGAATCAATAAAAAAACTATTTGGGAAAGGGGAAAAATATGAATGAAAGTCGACATCTACATCCAGGGCAAGACGAAAAATCCCGCCAGACTGGAAAGAGCTCAGGCAAGATGGTTGATCGTCTGTGCATTAAACAATGGAACAGTCGAGAGAAGAGATGGTGCTGTTATGTTAAACAATGCCACAACAAAGAGAGCTGTCCTCACAGCCTTCCTGACAGCCTTGCAAAAGTTCAATAAGGCAGCAGTCATCAAGATATACATATCAGATGATTTTGTAAGGGCCGTACTGATAAACGGATGGCTCTTTCGGTGGAAGGCGAACGACTGGCGAAAGATAAGGCTTAACGAAGAAGTAAGGCATCTCGACCTTTGGCAGCAGATAGCATTGCAGCTCAATAAGCATGCAGTTTCATTTGCAAGGGGCGAGGAGCTGAACAATAAAAATTTAAAAGAGATGGAATGGAGGTTGAACAATGTCGGCTGTTGATTACGACAAAGAAGAGAAGCAGATCGGAAAGTGTGCCTTTTGCGGACAGACAAAATGGATCCAGACGATCGGAGAAGTCAGTCAGGCGGAGCTTGATGCGATGGCGACAGAGCAATGCCTTTGCGCAGAAGCCCAGTCTGAAAAGAGAAGAAAAGCCAGAGAAAAGAAGGTCATGGAATATGTCAAAAAGAAGTTCGTGACCGATAAAATGATCGATTATATCCTTACATCGATCAAGCTCCTTGAAGATGGAAACATCGAAGAGTTTTTCATAAAACTCGATAAAGACAAAGTATGCAAGATCTGGCTCGATTCAGATTATTATCTTCATATCCGGATAAAAAAGACGGAGGATGATGAGCTCAAAGCATAAAAGGACAAAAGCCTGTGAAATAAGCATAAAGACAAAGCGGATCGTTTATGAGAGGGATGGCGGAAGATGTATCTTCTGTAAAGCTCCGGGGCTTCCTGAAGCTCATATCGTGCCAAGATCTCACGGAGGGCTTGGCTGTGAAGAGAACATCGTCACTGTTTGCAGGAAATGCCATGATGAGCTTGATAATTCCATAAAGCGGAAAGATATGCTCAAAGAGGCAGCAGCTTATCTCAAAGGCTTTTATCCTGAATGGAAAAAAGAAAAATTTATTTTTGATAAATGGCATAAAGACAAAGGCGGAGAAGGTATCAAAAATCTAAACAACAGAAACCACGGGGATTCTGATGGCAAGGCAGGGAGAAAATCGCATAAAGACAAAGGAGAGCCACCAGATGGATTTTATTTATTATGAGGGAGTATTGATGAGCGTAGCAAAGATAAAAAGATCTAAAGGTAAAGAGACAGCTCCATACAATCGGGAAATGAAAGCACCTGATTGCGTATTTGATACTATCGTGAAGCGGATGGAAGAGCTCAACAAAGAGATTGACGAATATGAGAGCATTCTTATAAAGCTAAAAGGCGAATACGCAGCTCACGCCAATTTTATCTTAAAGGGTCCTTTCGGGCAAAGGGATTTATCACAGAGCTCAGAAAATAAAGATTGAAAGTCCTCAGCCTTTATGGCTGAGGCAAAGGAGGGATTGTTATGAGTAGGAGGAAGCCCATCTCCAAGATGAGTCATGATTATAATCCGGAATTTGACAGGCTCATGAGAGATGCAGAGCATAACAGATTGAATCCACATCTCTCCGCTGCATATACAAGGCCCATTTATTATGGAACCAGATTGCAAAGGGAGGTGGAGGATGCAAAGAACAAAAAGAAAAGTCAGCGATGCAGAGAAGATCGATGCCCTGAATGCGATCATCGACATAATAATTGATTGCTACAATAAGCCTCTCGAAGATAGATTTGAGACGAGATCCACAAGGATCGGGAAGAACATTCAGACTTCGCTCCTGAGTAGGAAGATCATGGAGCGTTATTCGGATATCGGATGGAAGTCGCAGAGGTATCTTTTGGAAAACGACATCATAAGGACCGGGGGGATCATAAATGAGGAGGAAGAATGAGCAGATTATCAGCGATCATGTACGCGCAGAGATTGAAGGAGCGTGAGGAATGGAAGAGATCAAAGGAAGATAAGAGAGGAGAAGAAAATGAGAAAAGATGAGTTTGCAATTGTACAAGAAATTAAAAAGATGGGCCAGTATGAAATGCTCAAAGAGATAAAAAAAGATATAGAGAATCTTTCAGTTATAAGGGATCCCATTACTGGGGAGCATATGCCCATAACATCATCATATAAAATGAGAACGGCAACATTGAAAGTTATTGACGATAAGATCAAAGCGTTGGAAGCGGAGGCAGAAGATGACGCTTTTCTTAAAGGTGACTCTTGATGAATATGAGCTCCCGATCGCTGTTGCGGAATCAAAAAGGGAGCTCGCGCAGATCCTTGGATTAACAAGGGAGACGGTTTTGTCTTATTACTCAAGAAAACAGAGAGGATTTATAAAAGTAAACGTGGAGGAAGAAGAATGATTGTGGCCGGCATAGGACTTATTATATTTCTTTCAGCTGTTGTCGTGACCGTATATAAACAAGGCTACGCGGACGGGATAAGAGATGGAAGAGCTGAGAATTACAAGATTTATGGAGACCGGAGGAAAAAGCAATGAAGAACGCAATAATTATCCTGGCGATCGTGGACATAATCGCAGCGATCGCGATCATAAAGGAAAAGGATGAGATCATGGAAGTCAGGAGGCAGCAGATCTTAAGTGAGTCAAGGCTGAGGAGATATATTGAAAATGAAGCAAGGAGAGAGGGATAAAACATGAAAGTTCATTGCTTATTTGAGCAGTCTGGAACATTCAAAAATGAATTCAAAAAGCTCGGACATGAAGCATTTGATTATGATTTATTAAATGACTTTGGTGAGACTGATTATCAAATTGACCTTTTCTCAGAAATAGAGACTGGATATGCGGGGGGGCGGTCAATATTTGACGGAATATCAAAAGAAGATCTTATTATTGCCTTTTTTCCATGTACGCGTTTCGAGGCAAGAATTCCTTTAGAATTTCGTGGAGAGGCATTTCAACAAAAGAAATGGGATGATACTCAAAAACTTGAATATGCAATGAAACTCCACAAAGAGCTGCATCGAAACTATGAACTTATTTCTCAACTTGCAGCATTGGCCATAAAGCGCGGGCTCAAAATGGTAATAGAGAACCCATATACAGCGCCTCACTATCTAACCATGTACTGGTGTTTAAAACCAGCGATTATTGATAAAGATAGGCGAAGCAATGGGGATTATTACAAAAAGCCAACTCAATACTGGTTTATAGGATTTAAGCCAAAACAAAACTTAGTTTTTGAGCCGCTTGATTATGTTCCAGGCAAAACAATTGAAAGATGCAAAGCCGAGGACGGAAAAAAGAGAGAAGTTTTAAGATCTATGATACATCCTCAATATGCAAACAGATTTATAAGGCAATTTCTTATTTAACAATAAAGGAGAGAATATGACAAGAGAAGAACGATTGGAATGGTTAAAACAAATAGAAAAAGATATATTTGTTTGTTCTTTAGAATCCACTTTTGCTGATGATGCAAAAAGCTGTGCGATACATTCAATCATTGAGGAATTAGAGCAAGAGCCTTGCAACGATTGTGTAAGCCGTGAGGCGGTGTTTGATTGGTTGTGTGAGGGCTGTGAGAGATACCATTGGAACGGTGATAACGTCTGTTTAACGAAGTGCGAAGATTATCGCACGATTGCAAAGCTACCGTTCGTACAGCCAACATCAAGTTGGATTCCTGTTACTGAGCGATTGCCCGAAAATGAGGGCGCATATTTGGTTACGACAAGAGATTTGTTTGGCGGTAAATTAACCGCTTCAAATGTCTTTGAGTGCATATATATCGCTGATGATTGGATTTATCACGGATGGGAAGATAATAAAGTTCTTGCATGGATGCCAAAACCCGAACCATATAAGGAGAATAAAGAATGAAAGTGATACTTGATATAGATGATAAAGCATGGGAAATCATAGAAAAAGGCGAACTGATAAGCAGTGATAATAGAATCAAAAACGTATGGGCGTCATTTGAGCTTATGGTCGCAATAGATAATAGTATCTCACTTCCCAACAATGCAACAAACGGTGATGTAATAAAGGCAATTACAGGCGAAAAATTCAGCAAGGGCGCAAGTGTTTATAACCATAATTTAATGATAGGTGAAGGAGAACATTATATAGCTTTTAGCGTTGATTGGTGGAACGCACCATCCGCACCATATAAGGAGAATAAAGAATGATCAGATTAATTAAACATCTTGTTAGGTGGAATAGATGGCGAAAAAGGAATTGTAATTCTATATTACATAAAATACGCGTTCTTTTTAATCCTAAAATTTCACCAACATATCATATTATCTGTATGGAATGGGGGATAAAGAATGATAGGAATTAAAGACTTTGAAATGCCCAAGAGTTGCGAACAATGTGATTTATGTGATTGGCATGGAACTTGTATGGTTTTAGATATAAACGTTGAAAACGAGGACTATACAGACGAAGGAAGATTTGAGGATTGCCCATTGGTAGAGATTAAGGGGGTTGAAGAATGACAAAACAAGTATATGAGGATTTGAAAGAGCTTGAAGCGGTTTTCAAGAAATTAACTTGCTCAATTCAGCAAGCGTTTAATATAGCCAAACCCGTGATTTATGCAAGGTGGATAGAACGATTTGAGCGTGACGATTATAACGATGATGAAAGTACATGGTATGAATGTAACAACTGTCATTCAACCGCAGATTCACCATATAATTATTGTCCGAATTGTGGAGCAAGAATGACGCAGAAACTACAAGAAGTTGAAAAGGAGGTAACTTGATGGACAGCGTACAAGAGTTTTCTTTCAAGGTTAAAATTCAATTCTTTAAAGAAATGGGCTTAACAGTATTATGTGAGTCTTATTCAATAAATACAGAAAAGCATGAACTGACGCTTTATGACGCAGGCGGGAATATTATCGGATGGTTTTGCGATGTTGCTTGGTTTTATGCCGAAATACGGGCGGAGGGAGATGAGGAATAACATGATCCATTATATCTTAAAATTTGGCATCCCTTTCACTGTATCAATCTTTACAACTTGGATCTCTTTTTCGATCGGGAAGCGCACCGGATATGATAAGGGATTTGACAAAGGTGTATGCCTCTGCGCAAAGCTCAACATCGATCTTATAAAAGCACAAGAAGAGAAGCGCCAAGAGATCCTTAAACAACTCAATGAACATTATAAGGCCGCGAAAGGCAGCAGCTTAGGAGAAGAAAAATGCACGTCAAAGTAATTCAAGAAGTAACACTGATATTTCCAAACGAGCTCGAATATGATCAAAGCTTCAGGGAAGATCCCGACTGGGTGCTCATAAACGAGGGGAGCATGGCTGCAACGTACCGGAAAACGCTCAAAGATGTATTCGCTGAATATATCGCGATTGAGAAAAAGGGGGATGGATGAATAAACAAGCATATGAATTTCTAAATTCCGCCAGAGTATTACATTGGCAATGGCTCAGAGTCAAAGCAAAGCATGACGAGCTTGAGAGCTGTTTGCTTCCGGGGGCGATCAGATATGATCGGGATAAGGTCCAGACTTCTCCGGATGATATCATGGGAAGGATCTTGGCTGAGGTGAATGAGCTTGAGCAGAGAATGGAGCAGCTTCAGGTTGCGAAATCAAAAAGGATCGAGGAGATCGACAAGATCATAAACTCATTGCAATCTGACGAAGAGAGGACCGTTCTGACGATGAGATTCATCAACAGGATTCCGGTGACGGAGATCGCGGAAGCGATGGGATACGCCGAGCCGACGATTTATAAATTTATGAATCAGGGAAGCGAGGAGATCCTGAAGAGTATAAGAAATATAAATCAGGGCGCAGTATAATATAAATGGGTAAAGATAGGTGGTGATATCACGATATCTCTGCGGTATTCTTACTCCCTCAGCCATCAGGCACTAGCTCTCCCAAGC